AATAGAGCGCAAAGAGAAGCTTATAATGCTGAGATTGCAGCTAGGGAAAATGCTAGAAAACCTGCTGTTACAGCTGTAGACTCAACAGGTAATAGAGGAGTAGATGGTTCTCTTGAGCGTGTTTCAGGTGATACAGGAGTATTTAATACTACAGCAGATGATATTGTTCCTTCTACTGAGTCTATAGCTGCAGTAGAGGCTTATAATGTTTATGAACCTCTGAAGAATGTAGCTAAGGAAGAGATGATAGTACTTGCTGATGCTGTGAAAACAGCTAAAAAAGATGCACAAGTAGTGAGAGAAGAATGGATGGATGTTATGGCGCTGGCTGGTGAGGCTGCTGGTGAAGCTTTCCATCATAGTGATGTTGTTCCTGCTCTGAATAAAGTACATGATGCAGAGATTGCACATCTTGAGGCTCAGAAACTAAATCGTACTGACAGACCTGAATATATTGCAGGATTAGACGAAGCTATTGTAGTAGAAAAGGTACATAAACTAAAAAATGTAGAGGATATTAACTATGCAGAGGCGTATGAGCTATATCAACAGAGTAGATTAGCTGCTGAGAAACCAGTTACAGCTGTAGACTCAACAGGTAGCAGAGCAGCAGATGGTTCTTTATTAGTAGGTAAATCTAACTTAGGTGCTCAAACGGTACATGACTTAGCTACTAAAGCTGATGAAGCTAAACTTCTTAGAATGGAGAAACAACTGGCTGATGATGCTAAGTTAGCAGCAGCTACTCAGTCTGACCTATTTAGTAATGGTAGTGCTGCAGCTTATGAACAGTATCAACATGTAGCTAATGCAGCCAGACTAGCTAATGAAGCTAAAGTATTTGAACTAAAGAAAGGTATGCTTACTAAAGGGGATAATGATGCTGCTGATTTACCTATAATACGTAATGACACAGTTGAATTTCCTATTGTTAAACCAGCCTCTGTACCTGCTATATCTAGACTTGATAACGATGCTGTTGATTTACCTATAATACGTAATACAGACGTAGTTGAATTTCCAGCAGCCTCTATACCTAAAAAGTCTACAACTAGTTATAAAGAATCTAGACTAGGTAGTAGGAAACCACCTTCTATACCTAGAGCTACTTCACAAGTACTCCAGAGACTTAGTGCCGCTAGTCAAGATATGCCAGAATATGAGCTTCCTGATATACCAATGACTGCTGATAGAGGTATACAATTAGATACAAAAATACCAGTCATAAAAGAAGAAGCACCAGTTGTTCAAGAACTAAGACCGGGTTGGAGACAGGGAAATACCTATGAAAATGATGATGGTAATTTCTGGAGTGCGGACTTTGACCATGAACATTGGAATACACCAGCAGGTGTTAATGAAGCTATAAGTATTTGGGGCAGACCAATGGGTAGTAGGCATAGTTGGGAAACTCCTATGGCTATTAAATCACAATACACAAACAGACAGCCAGCCGATTGGAGTTGGATGGATAGAATAACTAGGAATAGGAGATAGTATTATGGCAGGAAGAAGAGGTGGAAGAGGGAATGTACAACAAGCTAGAATGGTAGGACAAATAGCCAAAGATGCTAGAGGATTAAG